TGTTTTATGATTCCACAAAAAGATTTGCAAAACCCAAGCGATTGGGTATTATGTAAATAACTCAAGAAAGGAGTTTGTATGGCAACAGCTAAAAGAAATGATTCAGGAAGTATCAAATACACCAACTTATCTGAAGCGGCAAAACAGTTGGGCGGTGTTGGTGGGAAATCAAATTCCCCTTCTAAACAAGTTGCAAGTCGTAACAACGGTAAGCTGGGTGGTAGACCAGCAAAAAAGTAAAGGAGAATTTTATGAGTGATGCCATAAATCAATATGTTTGGACAGCAAGTGGTACAAACATTGAAGAACGCTGGAAACAACATGGATGGATAAGACCATCTGATCTTCCTGAATACAAAGCTAAATGGAAATATTTTCAAGAACTGCCGTTAAGAGGTTTAGATGACAGAGCTAAAGAAGAATATGAAAGAGTTATGAAAAAAGCTAAAGTAGTGAGGATCAAATGAACATATCTGAAAACTTAATTAAAGCCAGAAAATTAATTAATGAGCTAGAAAAATTAAATGCCAATCCTGACCTACAAGGTAAAAAACAATTGTATGATAAAGCTATTGAATTAGATATAGTTGTTCAACAAATCATTATTGATACAGCAGACTACGCATGACTACATTTACAACAGACGATAGAAAGTTGGCTGAATCTGAGCCAGTTCCTTTTTTTGGTTGGATTGATAAAGAAGATACTGAAATGATGCTTAGACAACAGCTTCAGGTCATGCAAGCTGAAATCCAAAGGCTTAGAAAAAAACTTTTGGATAATGGTATTTATGATTAACGAAACCCTTTAATTCCTTTCAACTTATCTTCAAGCTCTTGACCTTCTCTGCACTCAGCAGAACAAAAGCTACCTTGTTCTATTACTTCGTTGCAGTAACGACAGTAACCAGTATAGGTAGCTTTCTTTTTATCTCTAATGGTTTTTATTGCCCAATCTCTATGCAATTCTTCTAAATCAGTTGCATCATCAAAAACATCAGGCATATACCCTAGTTCCTTGTTTATCAATAATTAAAGCTTGATGCCTTGGTTTATCTTCTGGATGACTAGGAACACTTATATGTGTCCACCTGTCAAATTCACGAATAACTTGGTCATATCCAATACCAGAAGCAATAACAGTTTTTACAACTTCATCTGGTGTCATATTTGGAACACGGATGTCTGCAGCGCATCCAATACGATGCTGACTAGAATCTTTTGAACCAACAGCATCATTGACAAGCTTACAACGGAAAGCAGAATTAACCATAATAGGTTTTCCCCCCAAAACTGTTTTAACTTCTTCAAGAAAATTAGCAAGTCTTTTAAGGTTATCCATTTCATTTGTATTAGGGGTATTGTCAAATTCTCTATGATCAGTATGCGTTAATTCTTCAAGAGTAAAGTGTTCACTTAGATTCATTTTTTGATCTCATATCAATAATTTTTTCAAGGGTTCTACCACCGAAATAAAATGACATAATGAGCATACCCCATTGACCTAATAATTCTACATATTTTTGATTTGTATCAATGCCAAAAGCTGACATCATTGCAAATACAAAATATCCAGCCAAAATTGCTATAAGCGTCATAGGTCGAATGTTTTTACTAAGCCAACTATCACTAGCCATATCAGCTTGTTGGCGTTTAGTAAGCTCTTGTTGTTCTGCTACATCAGCTTGAATATCAGCCAATTTTCCTTCTTGAGCTAATTTTGCAAGATCTAATTGAGCTTGAGCTTTTGCTTGTGGGTCAGGAATTAACTTATCTACAAGCTTCATTCCTACTGCAACTATGTCATCTATTCCAAACATTATTTTCTCTCAATAGCAGTTTCATTGTCACCTTTGCGAACAATAACTTTGTCACCCTCAACTTGAACGCTCATAGGATCTCGATCTGCCATTCCATCTAAACGATGAATAAGTTCTTTCATAATTTCAAACTCAGGCTTTTCTTGTTTTGGATTAGCTCCAGCTACACCATTGAGCATAGAAATAAGAGCTGTTAAAGAAGCACCAAGTAAACCCATTACTGCAGCCATTTTTCCTTCTTCTAGCACTACTGAAGCACCAACACCCATTGCTACAATTATGGTGATATATATTAATCCGTGTCTACCAATAGCTTTTCCTGCTACTTCTTTAGCAGTTTCAATATATGGTTGTTCATTGCTCATATTTATTCCTTTATTGCTTTTTTTTAACAGTTTTAACAATTTTTTTAATTGGAGTTGTTTTTTTAACAAGTCTATTTGTTGCTTTTTTAACTGTTGTTTTCTTTTTGACAATAGGAAAATCTGAAACGGCAACTGATTCAGGCTTTTTACGAAGCAATGCACAAAGTTTTAAAAACATTATCTATCTGCCTTTTGGTCAAGTTTGTCAGAAATTTTGTCTAGTTTTACAAAAATAGTATTAGCAACCCTATCAAAATCATCTCGTTTTACATATTGTCCTGCAACAAGAACTTCAATACTACTTACTTTATCTGCAAGCTCTTTATCAGTTCTTTTTAATTCTTTATAAGAATCCCACATAACTTTAAGAACAAACCCAAATCCAATATTAGCAAGACCAAATACCCAGTTTAAAAAAGACTGATCCATACATTAATCCTATAGCGAAATTAAATAAATTTAATCACTTCATCTGGGTTCACAAACTTATTAGCATCATGCTCAGTAAAATCCCACCATAGAAACTGATTTTTAGCCAAATATACCCTATTTTTTAATAAATTGATATTCTCTTTATGTCCAAAAATAAGAGGATCTGAAACAGACCAAAGAACAATTCCCGGTTTTTTACAGTCCCATGCAAGATGTTGAAAAAAACTGTCCACACCAATCCAAGTTTGACATTCATCAATTAAATGTCTAAGTTCTAATATGGATAAATTTTTACGAAAATCTGGAACTAATTGCTTTTCACCTTCTACACCAATTTGTATAATAGGTTCATCTATTAAAGATATTAATTCTTCCCAGTATGGGTAGTTTTTAGGGTTAACTTTGCCATTTAAAAGAGGTTTGGCATAAGGATGTATCAAAATCATAGATAAAGCTTTCTATAAGCATTTTCTAGACTATCAGTCCAATTCCATTGATCCATTTTTGCGTAGATATTCCACTCATCTAAACTACCAAAAAGGTGTTGAGCTTCTGCTATAGAACGGCTTTTAACAATTTCAGGATAACAGCCAAAAACAATTGGATTATGAATCTCAGGCAATATATGACTGAACACAATGTGATCCCCAAGACCACCATTAAGTACCACAATAGTACTCCCACTATGGCTAATGTAGTTTCTGAAAATTTGCTCGTCATGGTCAAACATTTCCTTTTTGGTTTCAGCTCTAATACCGCCTTCTGGATTCTTCATGTGCCAAGAATTGGCATTAGGAACAGTTAACAGTTTATAGCCCCTTTTGTGTAAACCAAAAGTAAATAAAGTTTCTTCTCTATGAGCAACTCTAGAAAGACCAAGATTAAAATCATACGCTCCAGCACGATACAAAAATGAACAATGTAAATGTTCTACTTCTTTGATTTCTTTAATAAAATCCCATTGAATATTAGGCTCTACATCAATGTATTTAATTTTTCCTGTGGCATTTACTTGCCTTAATGGTGGAGTAAGAATAGAACCCCCTACAGCACCAATATTAGGAACTTGTGTAGCATAGGTATACAGTTGATTTAAAACTGTTGGCTCTGGCACACAATCATCATCAACTCGCCAAACCCAGTCATAATCCATCAAATTTGCTTTTTGATGAATATAGTGCTGCCCTTTTTTTTCAGCAAACTGAACTTCCCATGTTATGCCTTTTATAGTCATTTGTTCAAATAAATTTTGATAAATAAACTCATTTCGCATATCTTGGGGTTCATCATTGTCATCAAAAATTATTACCTTATCTGGTAATTTTGTTTGATTAATGACCGCCTGTAGCACTAATGGCAGAGTTGTATAATAACGACCTCTAGTGGCTATCGAGCAAAGAACACTATTCACGATCCCACCTACAAATCATTAGATTAAGATGGTTTTGGTCATTTAAAGGGTCTGGGGTATCTTTAATTTCACCAGCTTCATTGATGTAATTAAATTTAAAACCTTCAAAATGACTTTCATTTAATCCATGAATTTTATGATGATGCCCCCAGAATCCTACAGGTTCATTCATTGGGACTGTGATTAAAAGCCTTTTGCAATGTTGTTTTAGCTTTTCTACTACCTCTAAACCATTATCTAAATGCTCAATAACTTCAAAAGCGACAATAGTGTCATATTGATCTAGTTTGTATTTATTGATGTCAGCATTGACGAATTTTGCATTAGGCAGCCATTTTTGTTCTTCGGCTACTTCTACAATAATAGGGTCATAATCCAGCCCTGTGTAGTCTATGTCTTTAGGAAAAAACTGTATGCCATAGCCACTAGAACATCCTAACTCAAATACTTTTTTTCCTAATAGGTTTTGATTAGCCCATTGGTATCTGGTTACTTCTCTTGGAAATACTGGATCACCCTGAAGGAATACTGCTCTTTCATAATAATTTCCTAACCGCCAATGATACCAATCAAAATTATATTTTTTAGCTAACTTAAGAGAATTTCTTAAGAAAATGTGTTCCCAGTTTTGAACCAATTCTGTGTCATGGACTGTTCCCTCGCCCTTATGATATATCGGGAAACCGCCAGTATATTGAGAACCATCCCACAACTTCTCAAATACTTCTAGGACTTTAAATCCAGCTTTTTCAGCTTCTATACAAAACTCAGTATCTTCACCACCGCCAACACCATATTCTTCATTGAGCAAACCAATACTATCAAAGACTTTTTTGTGAATCATTACACAAAAGAAAACAGCAAAAAAATGATTTGCTGGTTCTGAATGACCTTTGATGATGCAAGAAATTCCACAATCAGGATTAGAAAATGGTTTGTCTAATATTTCTAACCATTGATTTTTACTTTGTTCTAACAAAACTGTGTCATTATTTAACAAAATAATTTTTTTTGTTGTGCAAGATTTAATGCCTTCATTAATGGCTTTTGAATAACCTAATGGAAAATCATTCCAAACAACCTTACAGTTTGGTATAGCTGTTTGCAAATAAAGCAAATAAGCATCAGTATTATCTGTACATCCATTAGCAGAAATGACCAACTCTACATTGGTCATTTCAGTAAATTTGATTATAGAATCAATACAGGGTTTTAGATATTTTTCGCAATGATTATAGGTTGGTATTACTATGCTGTATTTTGGGGATTGCATCACTAATCCTTGTAAAGTTAATTAAATTTTACTGCCATTGTGCCACAGGCTCAATTGGGAAATCAGGGTTTACTTGTGGTTGCAATACTAATCCTCGCAAAATTCCACGATAATAAACAAAGTCAGCTTGATTTTTTAAACCAACATCAGGTAATACTGACCAATCAGTAGCAGATAACAATGCTTTAGCTTTTTGTTTACAAGCATTTTTTGCTTGAATATTAGGCAATTCTGGAATAATTGCATTTATTTGATCTTCAGTAGGTTGCGAAATTGAAGTATCTAACCATTGAATATCTGAATAATTTTCACCAAATACAGTATATTTTGCACTTGGAGCAATTATTTGAAGTGCTAAAACAATATTATTCATTAATTTGCTACCTCTGTAATTGTCAGCAAAATATTATAAGCATTAAAAGGTGCATTAGAATCAGTAGTTCCACCCATTAAATCAAATTGTCTAGTTGCTGTGGAAGTATTTGAACGAATAGAAGTCATTACACCTGTTTGTGCAGTAGATTGAGTATAACTTGTTGCATATTGATAACACCAAATATATCCAGCATTACTAAATGCTGTTGGTGTTCCACCTAAAACTTCTCCAATTTGATAATAAGCATAAGTGGATGCTGCATATCCATTAGTAGGAGTTTGATAAGCATAAAAAGTAACTATAAAATAAAGTGTTGAATTTGTGCTTACAGGAGTATAACTAAAATAAGTGCCATTCATATTAGTTGGACCACCAGAAGTTGTAGAGCTTCCATTATCAGCAAACTGTTGAACTTTTAACACTCCACCAGTTTGAGCAACCATTGGTCTACCACTAGCATTTAATATAGAACCGCTTGCAATAGTTGGAGTAGTTAATGATGGGCTTGTGCTTAAAACATTAGAACCTGATCCTGTAGATGTTGTAACACCAGTACCGCCTTGAAGAACAGGCAAAGCATTTTGTAATGATAATGCTCCATTTAAAATGGTTGTTGATGTACCAGTAGTAGAACCAATCGCAATGTTAGTATTAGAACCAGCTAATCCACCAGTACCAATATTAATAGTTTTTTGTGTTGTACCAGTAATATTGGTTGATGCAACAGTTTGTGATTGGCTAATATTGTATGTACCAGCACCGCCTGTACCTGTTCCTAAGGTAGTAATATAAGTATTAGGTAGTACATTAGTACCAGTTAGTTGCATACCAACTACAAATGTACCAGTTACTGTACCGCCAACAGTTAATACTGTGGTTGTAATACTAGATGCTGTTCCTGAAGCAGTTGTTGAAGATGCTGTTGCTCCATTGGCAATATCAATATATTGTGAACCAGTAGAACGACCTAAAACAATTGCGCCAGTTTGAGTAGTGCCACCAATCGTTAAAGCACCTGTTGTACAATTTGTACTAATACTTCCATTACTGGTTGTGCTACCTGTAATAGCAAATGCCCCAACTATGGTTGGTGCGCTATTTAAAACTACCGAACCAGTACCAGTAATTGCGCCAAAGTTACTAAAACCAAATTCCCAATCAGCAGCAGTTGTAAGTGCTGTACCAATACAGGTTAATATTGCTGAAGTATTAGCTTGAACAGTACAAACAGTATTTAAACCTGAAGATTGAACTGTCAAAATTCCAGTACTATTATTTACTATTTCATATCGCCAACCTGTTGCTAGAGTACTTGTAACAGGTAAAACAATAGTCTGCGTCAATGTTCCTGTAAATACTTGATAATTTGTACTTGCATTTGTTAAAGTGGTTGTACCAGCCGCAGTTGCAGTAGTGGTATATCCATTAATAACAGAGTTAATTGCAGGTGCAGTAGTTACCCCAGTTCCACCATTAGCTACTGAAACAGGCAAAGCTATAGATGAACCGCTATAACCA